TTGAGCAGAGGAAGGGTTGACCTCGTATCTATGGAACTCTCTAAAGTACTTGAGGTCTAAAGCCTTATCAAATTCGAGGGGAAGCTGTGGGTTTGCTGTGTCAGCGCCAATAAGAAGGATGCATCCACCGTAAAGCCTTGCCCATCGCAGGCAATTATGAATTTTTGAGTCCAGGTCAAAAAACTCGTATCTTTGTTTGAGTTGACTCGAAACATCCTCGCTATCCTCTGGAATAACTATATCGAAACCTTCCCTCATCATCTCATCGGGCAACAAGTCAACAATTCGTGCACTTATATCATCCGACTGATACTGGTTTTCGACCTCTGTCTGGGTGAGGAAGCGTCTTTGATAGAAAGCGCTTTGAAGCTTATCCTTGTTCAATACACCAAGGTTTGTCAAAAAGTTGGTAATGCCGTCCATGCGGCTCCAGAAGCTTTTTCTATCCTTTTTCACTAGGTTCAATTTTGGTTTACTCGACATGTTGCCCCCTAAAGCTTAGATAATAGCTCAAAACGTCGTTTTGCTGAGCTTCTACCGCCAAGCATTTCTAAAGCCTGGCTATATGCGTCAACTTGGTCGTCGTGCTTCCCGTCTGGGAACACAGCACATTCGTTTATAAATTCACTCACCCAAGGCTGCCAGTCTGGGTGCGGTATATACACGTTTCCTGCTTCTACAAGATAATTTACAGCGTGAGCCCTTGCCTCTTTGTCAGTTGTGGGCGAATTAGGAACCACGCCAGGCACCGTTTGCTTAATAACGCTGATAATTGCAGGCCCGTTTGCCTTATCCTCAATAACTATCTTTCTTGCCTTTTGATGTTGGTCACAAGCAAGCTTAAATTGCTCTAACGTTTGTATAAAGTCCCATTTTCCACGATATTGCGCAATTAAATAAAAATTTGGGCCAGCCCTTCCCCATATTTGACCGACTACATAATCATTTTTCTTACCGCCCTTAAATGCCATGTCCCAAGAGTGTATTTGCTCGTCAAACTTCTTGGGCAATTCTCTATAAAATTGAAACTTTTCGGTCGGGATAACATTGCCACCTTCTCTCACAGGCGTTTGCTGCATTTGAGAATGAAAAAGTTTTGACCCTGCCTTTTTTGAAGCTTCTACAAACCCCTCATTGAAACGCTGCGGGAAAAAGAGATTGTTCTCATAATGCTTCTGAAGCTCTTTAGGCTGCAAAATATCTTCGTGATACACAAGCGGAATGATAATGAACTTGTACTCATCTTGATACTTGTTCATCAAAAGCCCAGTAACATCCTCTTCATGAAGCCTTTGTTGTATATTGATAAAGAAGTCAGTCTCAGAATTATTACGACGTGTAAAAAGAGTGTTCTCAAAATGCTCGTTTGCCTTCAAGCGGGTTGTCTCAGAGTCTGCCCTTAGCGGGTCAGCAAGGTCGTCGGCTATGATAATGTTTGCCCCCTGCCCCGTAACCCCTGCGGTCACAGAAGTTGCAAACCTTCCGCCATTTTGAGTGTTTTCAAAGAATGACTTTACGTTTTGGTCAGTTTTCAGTTGAAATTTTTCGCCCCACCTATCCTGATACCACTCGGACTCGATAAGCTGCCTTGATAGCCTACAGTGTGAAATTGAGAGAGAGGCAGAGTGAGACGAGTTGATGAACTTACACTCAGGGAAGAACGTCCATACCCAAGGACAGAGAACAATTGAGCCAATATATGACTTGAGGGAACGTGGCGGGATGTTTACACAGAGGTTATGCTTTCGAGGAAGGCCATGATACAGCCTCATAACATTGTCTTGTATGGCATCGCAAAGATACTTGATATGCCAGTTGTCTATGAGTGGTGTCCTCTGCTCAAGGGTATTCCAAGCCTCTACAAAAAAATCGTAGTAGCTTTTAGGAAGCTCTCTTGCTTCCCTCTCAATTTTTAAGGCGTCCCGAATGTACTCACTCGGCTGATGGTCTTCTTTTACTGAAGAAAAGTCTTCCGAAAGCATATCCTATCCCTGGCATTATAGCTATCATAACTGCCTTTGGCGTGCCTTGTAGGGCTAAGTCAGTTATGAGTATAGGTATAATAAAAGGTACCATAAAAAAATAGGAAATTCTTTCCTTTTTTGAATAATTGAAGAAAAAGTGCCCAAGCAATGCACCGCAGGCGAAAGGCAACAGTGAAGTGATATAGGCCCATTCGTTCGTAAGTGCGCTTATTGTGTTGTGAGGGTATTTGTCTAGGAAAAGGTAGATGTCCCACCCAATTATAGCAAGGGCCAATACGAGCATTGTAATTGCGACGGCTTTTCTACTCATCCTCGCTTAAATTCCTTAGAGTCTCTTGTGCACTCTGCACAATAAACAATATACTGTTTGTGATAGTTTCCCTTGTCGTCTTTGTTCTCAACAGAGCCTACCCAAGTGCACCTTTCATCATTTGCGTCACATTCTGCCCCACACTTAGTGCAGAATAAGACATTCTTCTTAATGACTTCCATAATCCTCCCCCTCAAACTCAAGCGGATGCACTGCGGCTATCATTGCCTCAGTCGCCCACTCAACAGCACTCATTTCATCTGAAAATGCGTCCTCAAGTTCATATTTAGCGCCATAAGCCCTATCTTGTCTCTTTTTAACCGACTTCAGTTGAAAACCAAGAAAAAGACCTTGCTTCTTATCATAAAAAACCCTTCTTACAGGTATTTGACCACCATAAACCTCTTCAACTTCATCTAAGTCCATACTTCCCCCAGTCAACACTTTTAAACCATTTAGCAATACCATTAAAAAAGGCCCTATTTATTTGGGCCTTTCGTTCTTCTGTGTATACATTCCATTTTCTTTCAATTATCATCTCGTTTATCTGTACTCTAAGCTTAATGAGCCTTTCAAGTGACATCTTTTCAGGTTCTTGTAGGTTGTAGCACCTCAATTCATGCTCTACAGTCAACCCATTGCAGTTGTAAGTGCCTTTAGGTATCACTCTCGGTGGTGCCATTAATAGCCTCCCTTAAGCGTGCAATTATATCTTCCACCATATCTTATTCACTATATCGACCTGCTTTGCACTTAAAAAACCTCTCTCTTCTAGCTGTTCATTGACAGAATTAAGAAAGTCCTGTTCCCACTTAGTAAAAGCATCGAAGTTTGAGCAAGCAAGAGCCTCAGAGCACTCACGAAGCTTTTCTTCTACGTCTTTTCGTTCTTCTTGGGTCATCATGTAAGTTTAAACCTTTCACCACCACTTTTTTAAAGGGCTTGTCCTTAGTGCCCTTTTCCTTCATTGCTAAAAGAACTTCCTCGGTACCTCGCATAAAGCGGAACCTAAACCTAGCCTCGCGATACCATTTTTTAACCTCTAGCCAGTTTTTAAAGTAGCTGTTTTGCGACGTAATATGATATGCATTTCCGTTTTTCGAGTCATAAACAAATAACTCTGCATTAAAGTATTTCATCCTTACCCCCAAGCAAAAACCAAGGACTCTCACGGTCATAAGCAACTTCCTGCCTGTCTTCATCGGCTGCCTTAAGAACATTATAAGCAAGAAACTTCTTCAAGCCCACAGCAGTAACAAAAAGAAGCAGGTCAGAGTCTTTGAAACCTACAACCGAGCCAATGTGCTCATGCCTTATCTTGCTTATTTTCATCCTTATCTTTCAATAAAAACTTCAATAAATATTGAATCGGCTCTTCTTCTAAAACCATCCTTTGCAGGTGTTGCTGCCAACAGAACTCATTATCATAGCCTTTACTGCCACAGTGTATGCAAATATCAGGGTCAAAATAACCTTGCATTGAATGGGGCTGTCTATCATGGCAATAGTCACCCCAGAACGCCTCAGCAAAATCATGAGAGAAAATTACATCCTTTACCGACTCATAAGTTTCACCTTTAGTGTCAACTATAAGCTGGTTTTTAACGAAGACATCACAGCTTGAAAAATAACCATACTCATTTAATTTCCAAGAAATCCCAGCCCATTCGCGAATAAAGCCATTCTTAGAAGCTCGTTCTATAGCTAATTTGAAAATAGTGTTATTATTCATCAAAACTTTTTTTTCACGTTCTTCAGCTCTCTTCTGCTCAAATGTAGGAAGTCCTCAATTGTTTGCCGCCTTCAAATACCTTAATAAACTTGCTCACAAAAACCATCCCCTAACAATCTCTTGTGGTGGCAGAAAAATTTTATTCATTATGAAATACCTCGCTTTTTATTCTGCCTTGCTTCTCATCCAGTCAGACATTATTTCATTTGAACCCCAACACATTGAAGGTGCCTCGTTCCAAAAAAAACTAACAAATGCTGGAATGTTTTTCATATTTTCTGAGTCGGCAGCAGCGACAGCAGCAGCCAAGTCATTAGTAATGATGCCAGATAAAAAGTGACCTGGATGAAAACCTTTTTCAATATAGAGCTTTATAGGCTCAATCATACGCTCTGGAATATAGTATTCATTGAAAGTATACATTATTTTTTATCCCCATTCGGCTTGATGCCGCTCAATACCGTTTTAAGACGTTCCAAAGTCTCAGCCATGCTAGCAGACTCAGCAACGCATATCTCGGTCTTAACCTGTTCCTGCTTGCAATAGACGTATCCTTTTACGTCTGAGCATGTTTCTTTTACCCTTGTGAAAAGGGTGTGACATATTTTAGGTGGTTCCATTTTCTTCCTCCATTTCTTCTTCAACAATTTTCATGGCCTCATAAATTCCGTGCATAATTTCCTGGTCACTAAAAAAACCGAATTTTTTAAGATAAGCAAATTGTTTTGAAAGTGTTGCCTTAATTAAAATTGCAGTAAGTTTTGGTTCTATTTCACTTAAAAGAAGTACTTCAATTGTGTTGTTTATGTTTTTTTCAAGCAAATAAAGTATTGGAAACACGCTGTCTGCGTCCGATAATAGTTTTTTAATTTCATCTTTCCCATTTTTTTGCTCTACGTTTCCCCAAGGTATCATTTTACTCTCCTTTCGGTTTAATTTCTATTGAAGAAATAATGTCAAAGTCGTCGCTGACCTCATTGTTTTCAATGAAGGTGATAAGTTTATTGCAAGGTTTACTCGTATCTAAATGCTTAGTTTGTTTATGCATATCATTTGCCACCGAATAAATCATGCGCCCTAGGCTCAACAGTTTTTTTCTGAAGACATCCCGTTTTTTAAAAAACATCATAAATCCCCCATTTTTACGTTCCTTCATTGTTTTCAGTAATTTTAGGCAAACCTTTTATCACCATCATCTCAAAGTCCCAAATCTATGATAAAATAGTTTTCCCAATAATGCATTGAATTGAAATCATGATTTTCCAATATGATAAAACGCCTACCACTAACATCCTCAAGAAATATATTTGACGGTATTTTTAAAATGTCTGGACTACCATCATTAGCATCAAGCTCATCTTTAAGATAAAGCTTAAGAAAATCATTCAAACCTTCTTCTAAATCCTCTAATTCTGATTGACGAATTTCGTCTAGGCTATCTAATTCTTCTACGTGTCCGTTTACCACTTTATTATCCTCAGCTTCCATCATCTCAGTATACCAAGAGGCAATCTTATCAAGGCAGACTTTTGCCATAACTGTCTGAGTTGATTGATTTTTTTCCAAAGTGATTTTGTTCAACGACACTTCTAATTCATTTAATTTTTCTAAAATGTATCTTCTCTCAAAATAACATGGCATATCACCACCCCCTCATTTGTCCTGAAACGTCCTCTTTCAAAGACATTCTCACTTGTTTTCGTGAACCTCTATACTTGCCCTGCTCTTGTATCTTCCGTCGGCAGCGAGTAATGCCCTCAAACGTAGGCAAAACACCCTCTGCAACCATCTTCATGACCTCAGCAATAGGAGTGCTAGGCTTTACGTGATAAAAGCGCCACATCACCAGCATAATGAGTTCAGGGTCGCTGCCCCTAGCCGTTTCATGAGCTGCCAAGATACACTCTACTTTGTCCTCTAGCTTTACTTTGATGTCTTTCATTACAACCCCCCAAGGTTTAATCTACCCAACTGCGGTGGCAATACGGACAACCCGTACGCACCTTGTCGAGTATAACAACACGCCGACAACTAAAGCAGGTGTCATAATCAACACCGCCCTCTAGTTGGTCAGCTATCTTTTCAGCTTCTTTTTTTGATAAGTTCTGGACTATGGCTTTTGAAGTTCCTTTTTCGTGGTCTACCTCACCAACGAACCAGCTATTGCCATATTTGTTTTCTCTTATGAAGTACATGTAGCCCCCTTTTCTTTTAAGAGCTTAATGCACTTCTTGCAGGTAACTGTTTCCTTAAATGCGGTTGTGGCTGGCTCACCCCAAGATGACTGTGCAACGGTTTTACATGCTGGTTTGAATGTTCTCTCTTTTGACTGGTAATGAACTTTGTATCTCATAATGACCCTCCCAAGGTATGAGTCAGTTTTAGGATATACTGAACAAAGAGTCAACTATTTTTTACCTTCAAACCTAAATATTTTTAAGGAAAGAAACGAGCTTTTTTATGAACACGAAGGCAATTTCATAGTTTCCTATAAGAAAGGCCCATGAGTTATCATTGCAGCAAATACCACCAGGCGACCAATTGTAGCTTTTATCGCTTCTCTGCTCAGTCTCAATCCAAATATTGCCCGTTTTTTCGAGCATTCTATCGTATTTAATTTCAATCCCTATAGCGTTTTCGCCTATTTTAAGCTGGTTGTGCTTGCTGGAAAAGTTGGAAATGCCAAGTTGTAGCGAAATAAAGTCCTGATAAACCTGGCCGTCTTCAAGGTCTTTTGCATACTGTTCATCCAAATCAACCCCCCCTTATCCCTATTTTGTTACTCTTAACCACGGAATACGTCAATTTAAGTTTACCAGTTTGAGACAAAAAAAGGGCCGCTTTCGCGACCCTCTTTACCCTTGGGGGGTATATGCAATGCTTGACATGACATCAAGCAGAACTCTCTTTGTCTAATTTCTGCTCTAACGCAATAAGCTCGTCGTCGGTGAGCTGCTTTAGCTTATCTCTTACCATTTCTTTGACGCTCTGGTCAACCGTTTCGGTTCTCGTGCTAAATTCGTCTTTGCACTTACGCTCTAAGAACTTAAGGGCTAGATTTCCGTCACTTGACATATGCTTTAAAACACTTTGCCGAGCCATTAAAACGGGCTTTTGTCTAAGCAGCTTTATTCTCTCAGAAAACTTTTTGTTATTTTTCAACCATTTATAAAAGGTGTCTTCTGTAATATCGGCATAAATACACGCTTCAATAGCCTTAGCGCCAATTGAAAAGGCGTGTTCAAGCTTGTTTATCACCTCTGGGGTAAACTTAGTCGGTCTTCCGCCTTTATTGACATTTTTACCACGTTTTTTAGTTTTTTTCTTTGTTTTCTTCTTAGCCATCGACCTTAACTGCCTTTTCGTTTGTATATTCCTGCCACCTTTCAATTATGGCATCAATGTAGCACGGGTCTATTTCCATCATAAAGCATTGTCTTCCGCTTTTCTCGCAAGCTATAAGAGTCGTACCGCTTCCGCCGAACGGGTCATAAACTGCGTGACCAGGTGAAGTGTTGTTCTTTATAGGTCTAAGCATACATTCAATCGGCTTTTGCGTTCCATGTTCCCAGTCACTTTCATTGAGCTTGTTATCCGCAAGCCTATATGCCTTCACTTTGTCTTGGTTTAAGTCCACCTGTAAACAAGGCACTTCTTTCATTCCAAGCTTCTTTGCAGCCTCAAAGCGCCCGTGACCTACTACAATGACATTTTCTTTATCAACAACAATAGGCTGGTTAAAACCAAAGGCTTCAATTGAGCGAGCTATTTGCTCAATTTGCTTCTTTGGGTGCTTCTTTGCATTCTTTTCGTAAGGTGTAATATTTTCAACCTTGACTTGTTTGACCATTCTCTTCCCTAACCTTTTTAGATATGCCGTTATAATACTGCAAATATCCTGCCTCATCGCAAATAAGCAAAAGACCCATAAAGTAATGGTGTATGAAGTCCTTTGCAGGTATCTTTACCTTTTTCTTTGAGGCGTTGTAATAGGCCATGAGCTGGCTAAATACATGGTCTGTTTGCTTAAGCGAGAACTTATAGAAGGGGTCTTGTTTCAGCTCTTCGAGTTCTTTTTTTTGTTCTTCAGTCAAATTCATAATAAATTGCCTTTTCTAGTATATTGGAATGAACACAAAAGTCATTCCATTATCATCCCGTCCCATTTGTCCGCTTTTTGTATCGGTTGCGCAGGTTGTCCACCACCCCCTGAACCGCCTTTAAACCTCTTAGCTGAGTTTTCGAGAGCTTTTGCTTTCGCTTCATCCATTGCTCGAAGTACTTTTCTTTTGAACTCGCATACTGGGCCACATTCTTCTTTCTTTGTGTCCTTTGAGCCTTTTTCTTCAAGTTCCTCTGGCTTAAGAGGCCGCTCAAGACTTTCGTAATTCCGTTCTTCTGGAAAAACGAGCCAATCTGGACGAGCTGTTTTTTCATTTATGTTTCCACCTGGCATAATTCCCCCTTTGCAAATTGTGAAGGCATTGCAGGATTCTGACTTCTGCAAGGGCGTGGTACCCATGAGGCCCTGTCACGTGCGATTCCTTTATCATATGCAATAATCCACCAGCTCATTTCTCCAACCTTTCATCAGAAATTATCGGTTCGCCTTTAGTATTTTGTACAAAATTCACCTGCTTTTCAGTGCAGGCTAATGCAAACATAACCGCTTCATCAACCGTGTCACATTCTTTCAAAACATTGTTTTCCATATCCGTGACAACTATTTTTTTTGGCTTTTCAAGCATAAACTTACCACACCCATGACAACGGCTGTTTAAAGCAACCATACAGCTACATTTCGGGCAGCGTTTCATTACTCACCCCTGTCACCATTTATAAACTGCTCTGCTAAATGCTTCGCCTCGTCTTCTTCGCAAGAATAACAAGCAGAAATCTTGTCGTCTTCTGTGTCAAATAAGAAAAGGGCTTTATATCCCGACTTTTTTGCTAAGTCTAATGCATCGATAAGCTTTTTTTGGAACTCAATGTAGTTTTCAGTCATTTTTTTTATCCTTTTTCTCTTTCTTTGTTGCCTTGCTTTCCTTGTACTTTTTCCACTCTTTAAACTCAGCCATGCTTAAAAAGAAAATGGTATCATTCAAGCTAACGGTGAATTTCTGGTTTTCCTCTAGCTTAAACATGACACATGTATCGTCATCATTCTTACAACAGCCTTTAAAATACCCAAACGGCTCATCTGCTTCAATTTTTGTTTGCGGCATTATTTATCTCCTTTTTCTGCTTCAAGAAATGTTTCAGCCATATTTACACAAATTTTTGCTTTTTCTTCATAACAAAGACAGGTGGTTTCACCGAATTTGTCTTGCAATAAAAAAAGAGGCGTGTAGTTAAGTTTTTTTGCAAGACCAAATGCTTCATAAAGCTTTCTATGAAAAACCAGTTCTAATTCATTCATATCAACACTCCTTTAATTTTGCGTCTAAAACGCATCGTTTACAATGTTCTACGGGCATATTATTCATTTTCACTCGTACCCGTTTTCTGCATTTATTGCAGTATTTATAAAATGTTTCCCTTCTTATCTCTTCTGCTTCTTTGAGCAGAGACTCTTTCTTTTTCCCAACTTCATCATCAACAATATCAACGGGCAAGTCGACCTCTTCAGTCATGAACTGAATAAGGAATTGAACGTTTCTAGTCAGCTCACCGTTTCTTTTATAACGCACAGAGCCGTCTTTTAAGCTCTCACAAAACTTATCACTCAAACCTGATATTGCAGGAAGTTCCTCATAAGTAATGGCGTGAGCTGTGAGGTACTCTTCTACAGTGTCAAGAAACTCTTCACGTGACATTTCGGACATGTTTTCGATAGTACTCATAAAAGTCAGCCGCGTCCTTTCTCAGCTTTGGCAAAAACTGCTTGCTAATACGTTCAATTTGTTCATGACAAGAGCGGTCGACCCTTCTGCACATGGGCAAAACTAAGTCGTCCCTGCTTCTTCGTGTTGTGATGCCATTACCAACATGATGCGGGTCAATGGTTCCGTTAAGCATTTCGCTTGGGCTACAACCGCACAAATAGCAGTTTTGCTGCTTTATCCACTTGATATATTCTGGGTCTTTCACTTTAAATTTAAATTTGTTCAAGTTCACGTATTCGCTCTTTAAATTCAATCATTATGCGTTCACACTCTTTGTCGTAAAATTCTTTATGTGTGTTTCCAGGTCTTCCCAGCTTTTCCCAAAGCACATAAGTCACATTCCAAATTCTCTCTGAATTTGACTTTTGTCTCTCGTGTTCTTTCGGTGGTTTTTCTTTTGGAACTGCCTGAACTGCCTCACCATAAAGCTCTTCAGGCGCGAAAACACACCAACCGTAATTGTGTGCAATTCCGTGCAACTTGCCTGCATCTTCTGGTTTAAGCTCTTTTGTGTAGAAAACCATCTTGACACTGCGGTCTTTCATGGTTTCAATTTTGTCCAGTTGACCTGGAACCGTCACGACTTGCTGTGTCATCTTCTCCCTCCCCAAGGACTTGCTGCACAAAGCCTTCAAAGCGCTTTGAAATTGGTGAATAACCGTTGTATATCTGGCTTACTTGAGAGCAGCTAACGTCAAAACGCCTTGCAAACTTACTACCCCCACCACAAATATCAACGGCCTTACGAAACTTTTTTCTTAATTCCTTATCCCAGTTTCCAGTAAGAGCCAAAGTTTCCCCCAATGACTTTTACCCTCCCAAGAATTTTGATACTTTACATGAAGGTCAATTTTTTTCAACCTTTATTTCAATAATTTTCGATACAAATTGCATCAGAGTCAGACCAAAGTTTATAAGCTCTTATGTCGTAAACTGAACTGTCTTTGCTTTTTAAGGCATCAACAGTTGATTTTATTAGATTGTCAAGGTCAGGCGTCTGTGTGTGTGGCCTTCCCATCATTTGGCTTTTTTTCTTTTTTGACCAACTCTTTGGCATTGAAAAATAAAAACCAATTTGAATATTATCACCCAATTCAAACTTTTGCTGCTTAGCTTCCCATCTTAAAGCGTTTTTCCATTTTTTATATCTAGTTCCTAAGCCATAGTATTTTGACTTTTGCGTCAACCTTGGCGCAGGTATAGCTCTCATGTTCACATGCAACTCTTCAGAACCTGGAATAAACATCACACCTCCCAAGGTAAAGGCGCTTCATCAAAAAACGGGTTGCCTACTTCATTTTTTGACCCCTGAGAGCCCAGGTTAACTTTGCTAGAATCGCTTGTGTGGCTCGGAAATTCCTCAAGGGTTGCCATGGTACCCGTTATCTGAGTTCGTGGCTTAGAGGGCCGTTTTTGTCGTTTTTGGAAGGCATCTTTTACAGCTTGCGGGGCTTTTTTGTAAGCAAGCGAGTCTTCCCCCAGAAAAGCCAAGCCTTTAAGCTGCATTTCGTCGTTTTCGTCCCATTTTATCGCAGGCGGCGGCGTGTACCCCTGGTCAAAGAGCTTGTTATCCCATTTCGGATAGCCTTGCGGCCCGTTCTGGCATTTATGGCAACTAAACACGTAATTAGCTTTTTCTTTCCATGCCGTGATAAAGCCTGTAGAACTACAATAAGTGCAAGCTTCTACATATTTCTTGCGGTTTGGCGAATGCATATAGCAAGCTTCTCTCACTTGCTTAATGCTCGGAAAACGACCTTGAGACTCTTTTAAAAGCCATTCAGTGGCATTTACTATTTGCTCGTCCTCGAAGTGGTCGCATAAAACTCGGTAATACTCATCAACCTTCACGCTAAATTTATCCGCCTGTGACTCGCCAGTGGCATTTGCGAGCCTTTCCATGCAGGCTTTGAAATTGAATTTACTAAGCATTCAACCTCCTCATCTTGCCATTTTCTATCATGAGGCTCTCGCTCTGCTCAATTTTGTGGTAATGCTTAAACATCTCAATAAACCGCTTTTCGTCTAACCTTAGCTCATAGTCGTTCTTTTGTCCCAGTATATAAGCCCCACCGAGTAGCTTGACCACCTTAGCCGTGGTCGGGTTATCAAACCTTGCGTTCTGGGAATTGCTTAAAGCAGCTTTTACCTTCATCCATTCCTCAAGGGCGATACTGTCAACCTTTACTGGCTCTCTAAGCATGTTTATTATTTGAAATAGCCCAGGCGGAAATTTGCCAGCTTCTTCACCCATAATAGTTTTCGTAGCTTCTATGGCTGTATCTGCATCAACTTCTGGCATTTCCTTAGCCCATACCTGCAAAACGACCTTGTCAGGCGTCCAGTTTGGAAAAACACCAGCCATCCATGCAAACCACTTCTTCGCTTCTTCTAACTGCATACAACCCCCTTACATTAGGCCCATTTTTTCATAACGGGCGACGTTTATTCCCTTTGTCGGGCTAACACCCTTTTCTTCCATTTCGGCAAACTGGTCAACCTTGGCACCTGTACGGCAGATAAGCTCAATGTCGTCATAAACCGTGTTACGGTCGTTCTGCCCCATATGGTGAGCTGAGAACTTAATGCCTCTAATGGCCTGCTTGATGCGGTCTACGTCATAACCTTCCTTAAGCCTTCCCTTAATAGCATTCCCTCGCTTCTTATCGAGTTTGCATTTAGGATGGTTGAGTTGTTCCTTCCAGTACTCGAAGACTTCAACGACCCTATCGTCGAATTTGTTCGACAATGGTTTTAAATTCTTTTCATTCTTTTCATTCTTTATATTCTTTTCTTTCTTTAGTTGTGGTTGGTCGCTGGTTGATGGCTGGTTGGTCGCTGGTTGGAAGTTGGTTACATTGCTGGTTGCTTCGCTGGTTGATTGGATTTCATTATTTTGAAATTTATTATAGTTTACAATAGTGTATAGAGTGTAAGAGCTGGTTGATTCGGTGGTTATTTCGTTGGTTGATTTTAAGCGACCTATCAACGTTCGTATGCGTTGCTCTGATACATTAAATTTTTTTGCTAATGAAGAACGAGAGCTAACAAAAGAGCCTCTTGGAACAACAATACCGTGCCAACGCTTATCTTTATAATTTGCCATAAGAATAAGTTTGCAGAAAAATCCTACAGTTATCAGGTCGTCAGCCCAGTCCCAATCATCTATGCGGCGCCAAATTTTTATAAAACCTCTATGCATCCTTCCCCCCCTTTCAAATTAAGAATTGGCGCTTTTTTTCTCTATAAATTTTTCAATTATCTTTTTACTTTTATGCTGCAGGACTGCAGCCTCTTGTGAAGAAAAACCAAGTTGCCTTAAAAGCTGATAACGTTTTCTTAAACGTTCATTCCTTCTTTCTCTAGCTTCCTCAATTTCTCTTTCCAGGTCTAATTCATTTTCCATTATTCCCCCTTTCAGAAACAAATGCATAAAGGTTTCAGAAACAAATGCAACAAAAAATAATAAAAACTTTATTTATCCTTAAAAAACAAAGACTTAATTTTTATTATTTTTGGCTAAGATAATAAGCCAAATAAGAAAGGCCCCAAGTCACAGGAAGACTTGAGGCCCAGCCCAAAGCTATCGCAATCCTCTGCGACGCACTTATTTCTTTTTCATCTGCTTAAATACAAGCTCGTATTGCTTCAGTTTGGTCTTGTGAAGACGAAGCGCTTCTCTTAGTTGTGTGTTTGCTTGCTTGTTGATGTCGTACTTCTCGACAACGTCAAAAAGCTTCCACGCAAAGAAGGCATTACTTGCCGCTAAAACAAGTACTAAACCCGCCATAATTGAAATTAGAGTTTTGAAATTCACTATTGTACCCCCTCACAAATTGCCAGTCACAGCTTATACCCACCTTATTCACAAGGCATGGCATATCGTTGTATCGTGACAGCTTAAGCATTAGGTCGCCTTGTTTAAACATTTCCTCAAGGCTTTTCTCTTGCGGTTTATTGAAAATAAGCATTAAACCAAAAGCAAGCGCTAAACCCCAACCAATAGAGCAAGATATTGCAATGACTTTGTCCATATATTTAAGCATCCACCTTAATTTGCGGCTTAGAATAAGCTTCAACCTTAGCAGAGCTAAACTTTTTAAACAAGTCTTGCGCTTCACCTGCCGTTGCTGATAGCTTTTTCAATTCTGCCGCTTTTCCTTTATACCCAACTGGCTCAAAGAAACGATAAAATTTTTCACTTCCGATGTTTTTCTTTATTTCATTGAGCTTGTCCTTGTCCCAGCTTGAGCGAGCAGTGAAGACGACCTTGCAGTTACGCTTCTCGCCTTGAATATGTATTGTTTTACTGGACGTTTCAACCGTACTTGCCATGTCAACAAGCTTCTCTTCTACAAGCCGCTTTCTATCCCTCACATTACTTTCAAGCTGCTTGAGGCTCTCAAATTCGTTTATGAGAGCGTCCTCAAGGCTAGCACATTCGTTTATTTCACCTGTCAGGTGGTTTACCCATTCGTGTTTAGACATTGAGGGCCTCCTGTGCTTTTTTCTTGATAGTTGCAATAAGCTCAGGCTTTAAAGCGTCGTCTTTCTCGTTATATACCGTTTTCAAGTTCTCTGTGAGTTCGTCGAGCTTACCGTTAAAACCCTTCAAGATAATTTCCTGGTCTTCTTTGTTCACATTGAGCATTTGCAGGCCATTCTTGCAGCGTTCAATAGGTGTTGCTTGTCGCTTCGTCTCTTGTTTAGGTTGAGCTTTTGGCGCCTGTTTTGCTTGCTGTTTAGGCTGTATCTTTTGTTGAGATGGTCTGCTTGCTGCGTTTCCGTCGTCATCTTCCTGGCAAATGCCAACAAGAGCACTTAATGCGTAGCGGCGGGCATATGTGAGAGCACTGCCCAAGCCTTGCGGGTCTTCTTTTGTTGCTTTGATAGGATAATAACCCTCTATCCACTCCCCGCTTTCATGCATCAAAATTGTTTTGAGTGCCATTGGGTTTTCAAAGCTTTCCCTAGTGACATATACATTTCCATTCTTGTCGGTTGTTTCTTTTGTTGTCGTTAAAGTCCCTTGGTGAACAACCGTAAATTGAGCCACCGACAAACCATTTTTTGACAAGGGCTCACGGCAAGCATCCCAACAGCTAGCAAGGTCGGCATACTTTGTTTTAAAAAACGGGTTTGTCTGAGACTTATGGGCTTTTCCCATATTCAGTTGTGCTTTTGCGAGAGCTGCACTTAGCTCTTTGATGCTTTCTGACTTCATATGACCCTCCCAAGGTAGTTATGCAGTCTTCATTGACAAAATATCCGTGAGGCCGCTTTAAAATTCTACATATTGCGTTGTAATGGTCAGCTTTTGGCTGTGTTCCATTTTCCCACTTAGCAACAAGGCTCTTGCTTGCTTTCTCGAACCCTAGCTCTCTGAGCGAGTTTGAGAAGTTGATGAGTGAGTATCCTTGCTTTTTTCGTTCTCGTTTAAATTTGCTTCCGTCGAATTGCATGTGTTCCCCTTGTAAGGCCGAATAAAGCGCCTTTCAAATATTTCCCTCATTGTGTCGCCAATAAGTTCTTCGTTTAGAAATGTCTCTTTCATAGTGACCTCCCAAGGTTTAACCACATCTTACGTTAACTTTAGTTTACCGTCAAGCACATTTTATTCTCAAAAGTTTTTTCATCGGGAAGGTAAATAATAGCAACGTTTTGCGGGTTTTTTGTTGAGAAAATACGGGATAAAAAAGTTTGGTAGAGTCACATAGGTCACACCCCTGTCAAGAAATGGAACCTGAGATAAATTTTCAGGTCAGGTTACGTGTTGAAAAATAAAGGAATATCCACTTTAAATACTGTATATTAATAATGGTAGAAAAAACGGCTAAAAAAAGCATGAGAACTTACTACTTGACAAGCTTTCTATGTCTAAAAAATAGTTGCTATAGAATAGCATCAGGAAATGCTTGATATAAAAGTGAATCTAAAAAGTAGAAAGGGCCACTTGCGCAGCCCTTTCATGGGGAGGGTCAACGAACCTTTCGGCACGTCTACCTAAATCTCATCCCTCATTTTTAGAAATTCCTCATGCTGTTTAGCAATTTCATGCTCGAAAAGCTTTACAAGGCTATTCAGGGCCACCTCAGCCTGCAAATTATCCCCTATAGCAACCCTTACCTCTTGGATAATATTACTGGCGAGCTTCTCAAAGTCGTTCCTTGGGTTTTCCTCAAGTTCCGTCTTCATGTTTGAACACATCCAGGTTTCTGTGCCGTATATTCCAGTCTATAAGGCATAACTCTCTGTCTGATAGGTCAAACGTAGCTGAACACATAAAAATAGCCTGTTTACGCAATTCTTGAAGCTCTTGAGCAGAAAATGGCGTGCCATTATCATGCTTTGCTTCACTTATAGCCTCAAAACGCTCAACGCATTGAGTAACCGTTTCTATCTCATGTGCCCTATCTCTAAAGGGCGTGAGAAGGTCTTCATGCGATGGGCAGGGGTTATTCGGCGGAACTATCTTTATCACCTTGCAGGTACTTGCGCAGCCAACTATGGTTAGACTTACGAAGCTTAAAAAGGTTAATATCCCGCTTTGCATTATCAATTTGAGACTTTTCATAGGCTTTGTTTATGCTCTTATAACTATCTCGCTCAATTTTAAGCCGCTCTTCTCGTTTAAACTTCCAGGCAAGTAATCCACCAGCCAAGAACAAGAGGAATAAAACACCACCGCCAATTGCCGTGGTTGTTTCCATATCACTCTTGACCCTTCTTAATCTTCTCAGCCTCTTTACCCTTATCCGCAATGCCTTGGCCGACAATGTACGAAATAATGATACCTACTACCTGCATAGTGGTTTGTTCTGGAATGCTCAGAAAATAAAAGAGCACTGCCGCGATAACACCACCAATTGCTGCCAAAAACTTCTTTGACTTGAATAAACCCATTTTGACCCTCCTCGTCGTTATTTTTTCGTCCTAAAGTCCCATCTTGCAGCTTTGCCACGGTTGTCGTAGTGGATAAAGCCGTCATAGAGACCAAGCCCACCATTGGGCAGTTTTCCATCTCTAATAAGCTTTTCAATACCTTCATGCACCTCAGTTGGATGCACCTCAGCAAACCAGAAGTCGCAGGCATTAGCTTTCAAATGCTGGCTTGTAGGTGCTGAGTTAGGTAGTGAATCATTATATGCCTTTGTGCGATACCAAGAATTGACATGCATAGGCTTGTCGTAAAGCGCTCTTATGACCTCAAGATTCTTTGCAAGTGGTATGGCATATTCATTAAGAAGATTGAAAGGGACTGGGCTGCCATCTCGGCAGTCAACTTCCCATAAGTAGAAATGTTCGCTCACTTTGACATGGCGACGCTTGACAAGGCTCTCATATACCTTTTGGCTAAACCAGTTCATTAAAAGAGTCCTATAAATGCCCTCTTAATAAAGTCCGAGGAAAAGATACCAGCGCTAAAGAGGGTAACAGCGAGAACGATGGCCATAATTTTAATTTTCAGGTTTACCATATTTATGTCCGCTTCATACTTAGAAATATGGCCATCAAGCTTTCTATTTGTTTCAGTATCTATGTTTTCAAGCCTATCGAGCTTTTTCCACATAGCCTCTCTTATCTTGGCTTCGCGCTCATTAGAAAGCGTCAATTCCTTCTGAATGCCAGAAATACTAGACTCAATAGAGCCCAGTTTTCCATACATATATTTTGCGTCGTCATCTGTCATCATTACGCGTCAACTAAGTATCCAAGTAGGTCAAATTGAACATCGAGGTCAGTACCACCATCACCTGTGGTGATATTCACATAAATTTGCGTGCCAGCACCTAACGCTGGAACAATTCCACCACTTCCAAGGTCGCCTTGTGAAGCAAAATTATCTACTGTAGTAGGAATAGTGAAGAAGCCAAAAAGAAGGTTATCATAATTAGGCGCATTACTACCTATAGAGCCATTAGAACTAAATCCAGGTGTGTCAGAAGCTGTACAGCGAGACATAACCTTATAAGCAAGCAATTTCTTTCCAGTAGGTACGGTGTAAAGCAATGTCTGCCCAGTTGAGAGCATATCAACATTTACGCTTCCAAGCTTTTTCAAAGCATCTGGGTCTGAAGCTGCATCAACAAGGGTTTTAAGCTCATCAATTGCAGCCTGCATGTCAGTCGCAGTAAGTCCGCTTGTAGCATTGTCATAATAAGCACCAGTATTACTGATAGTAATTCCGCCAGTATTTGTGATAGCATTTACGAAACACTGTCTGAAAGTCGCTTCGCATGTAGCATCATCAATAGTAAGCGTTCCACCGATAAAGTGTGAACGTGCATCAATTTTACCTTCATTGCTCAGCGTAACACTTCCAACTGCACCGCCATAAGGTGACCAGCCATAATTTCCTGTGTCGTTTGGCTCTTGGTTCCCAGAGTCATAGTCGATAGTAAGCGCACCAGCCACCTCAGAGAAGTTAAACCATTGTCCAGCAACGTTCGTAAATGAAGCTGTCCCATTGATATAGATACCCTGAGCTGAGATATAGTTTGCAGTATCAACATTGAGATAGCCTTCAATGGTAGATGTATCGAAAAGAAGCTCATTACCACACATGCCACCATAGAAAACACCAGACGCAGGCGCTGTTTCACCAGAAACGGTGATATTCTTAATGGTCATGTTGACAATTCTGGTATCTCTTGGGCCAGAACTATCTGAAGCTGGTCTCATGGTAAGACCATCGCCTGTAGAGGGACGAATGACACTTGTGTTGATACCAAAACCCATCAAGTTTATCTTATTGTAATTGATAACTACATTGTCGTCGTAAACACCTGGGGCAACTAAAACAACATGATAAACACCGCTTGGGTCGCCAATTGCTGTTACAGCAGCACTTGGTGTCAAGAATGGTGTTGATAGGTCTGCATCATCAGCCGCATTTGAATGACCTGGGTCAACCAAAACTACTCTTGAGTCAGCATACCAAGGGGAAGCATCAAGCAAAGTTTTTAGCTCTCTAATAGCACCCCCAATATCAGTTGAAGTAAGTCCGCTTGCACCTGCTTCAAAAGGACTCTTTACCTCATTGCCCTCACCTGGGCCGCCAATATCTGCCATAATTCAACTCCTTTTATGAATGGTCAGCAAAACTAATTAAGAACCATTCGCCGTTTCGTTTTTCTAAAATTGCAATATCGTTTTCCGCCAATTCCATGTCAGCCGCACCACCAGGAAGATTTACTGCACTTCCAGGAAGCGTTCCTTTATCTTGAATAGTAACCGTGTTTGTAGTCCCATAAAGCCTAATTTCAGTCCCGTCTGGCACATCAGTATCAATAGAAGGCGTTGAGGTAAGAGTGACATTCCCACCGTCCCCACCGATAGTGAGCTTTTTCCACTGTCCAACGGGAACCTCATCACCAGCAGCGAGGTCAATGGTACCTGGTCTGTGCATATCATCGAGGCTAAACTGTGGTCTAAGGTCTACTGTAGATTGAATGAGCTTAGAAGAACCTGAGAAATGAAGGTCATGATATTGAATTTCGCCAGTTCCTTCAATAACGTTAGAGTCAGCATCTGCTCTAAAAAGACTGCTTCTTGTTATTGAGCAGAAACCAGTTCCATTATGAGTAACTGGAACTGCACCGCTAGCACAATTTATGCTTCCGCTTGACTTGGTGAAGCCACCAGTTCCACTAGTAACAATAGGCCCTTGAAAACCACAACGGTCTGAAGTAAGTGCCCCAGCGCTAATATCAGCAATAATTTTTGAGCCTGCAAAAATACCGAATACAGAGCGTGAGCCAGTGATATTGCCATCGTCAATATCCATGTAAGGTGCTGTAGCGGCAACTGAAATGCTCTGACATGAATCGAAATGAACACTTGCACCGTTTGTGTCTGAGAACAAGATAGGGAAGTCACCGTTATTGGTAAGCACACACTCACTAAACGCAAGAGCACTCGCATTATCTGCTACAACAGTTGCCTCAGTTCCATCACCTGTAATGATAAGGCCGATAACGTTAGTAGCGAGCTGTCCACCAACATCCGAAGACCTAATGCTGCCCGTTAAAGTAAGTGCAGGTCTTCCTTGCTGAACCTTAGACATAATAGTCATCCCCTCTGGAATAACTATATTCTCTGTGAGGTCTTCAAAAAGGATAAACACCGCATTAGCATTCCCATCAAGTATCGCCTGAGCTTTTGCATCAGCGAAACTTGCAAACTGTGCGTTTGAACCAATGGTATAACATCCTCTATCTACATCTTGAGCAACTTCATCAAGGGCAGCTTGAAGGTTCGTTGCAGAAACACCCTTAGTTGAGTCAAAAATAAAACCAGCAGCCCCTCTAAGTTTCACAACCCCAGCGTCAGCACCTGCACCACCGTTTAGAGTGCTCGCGAAGGTATTACCAACACCTAAGAAGCTTACATTTTGATAAGCAAATACCCCAGCGCCATCAATTGTATCACCGCCAGCATTTACAAGAGAACAGTTCCCGAGAAGTGTTGTGCCAGTTGAGTTTGTGGTTAGACAAGACCCTGTGGCAGAAACGGTGCTTCCAAACAAGTTGCATGCACCAGTGCCAGAAACATCAACCTTACCAGAAATAGCCGCATTGTTGAATGTTAGTGTTCCTGCGTCAACAGAAGCACAGATACCGCTTGCTGCGGTGTTACTGAAGGTGTCAATTGTGACAGTCCCATTTGTGAGGTTGATAGGGTTGTGAGCCCCGCCTGTCTCGTCAGCGCTGATATTGTATGCAACTACGTTTGCACCTGCGTCATTTACCAAGATAGCGTCATCACCGTTTGAGGCGAATGTTGAGTTGTGAAGCCTTACAGTAGTGGCAGTATTCACAACCAAGGCGTTCTGAGCCCCAGTGGTTACATTTAAGCCACTAATTGAAGTAGAACCCCCAACAGCCCCAGTAACAGTAATTGAACCACTGATAGTGACATTGTAGTTACGTTGGTCAGAAACACCTTTTAAGTGCATGCCAGCAGGCAATGAAATATCTTCAGTGATATTTTCTGCAATGGTAATTGTCGCAGTAGTATCCCCAACAGCGCTTGCCGTTGCGATAGCTTCTGTGGCTGTTTTAAATTTTCGAGTAGGGCCAACAACATATTTATCAGCAATGTAAGACTCTAAACGAACTGGTATAGCAGCAGCGTTTGGCCCTAAACCACCGTTGATAGTCGAAGCAATATAATCAATAAAACCAGACTGCCCAAAGGTAGCTGAACCGTGAGCAAATGCACCAGCACCAGTTACGGCAGGAACGGCAGCACCACTTGCTGCGATACCAAAGAAGTTGCCCACCGACATAAGACCGACCGAATTGCAAACGAGAGCAGAAACCGTGTTTGTCGTAATGATAAGGTTGCCAATATTGATGGAACCAGTGTTTGTAGTTGTCTCTAGTTGTCCTGTAATCTGAATTGAACCGTTGCTTGTCCAAATTGTACCATCACCTGTAACAGACCATGCAGGAACATCAATAATACCAGCTTGACCTACATCAAGATAACCGTTTGCAACGTTAATCCTTGTGTTTCCAGCCTGAGTAATTTGCTTATTAGTGTTAGCAGCATCGCCCCAAACATGCGTCCAGCCTTCAAGTCGGATTGTAGATGTTCCACCAGGTGCAGCAGCAGTGTTATCAGCTTTAAGACCTAATCCAGTTGCACCACCGTAAATATGGACGTTTTTAAGAAATGTCTCTTGTTCATTAGTTCCAGTGAAGTCGACCGCATAGTCACCTTCATTTGAAATCATGATATTAGAGATACCGTTTCTGTTCGAGAATTGGTTCCCAACGCCGTCACCGTGGTCAAGCGTAACTTTACCGCTAATAACCACACCTCTACTCTGGTCTGTTTTGCCGACAAGATAGACATTCTTAGGAAGTGAAAAACTTTCTGAGTAAGTAGCAGGGTCAGCCGTAATAACTACAGTAGTAGTAGGCGAGCCAATTTGGTTTTGGGCAATGTCAATCGCGTCTGTGAACGTCTTGAATTGCCTGTTAGGCCCAATGACAACCTGAACGGGTTGACCGTCAAAATTAAGTGGGTGATATTGTTCTACCATTTTAAATGCTCCTTATTGGTCTTCTTTCCGCAATAATCGTAAAGTTAATCCCTGCGTTTATATCCGACTCAACCGCAAACGCATCTAAACTCGTAAGTGGAATATCCATAGCACCCCAATGCCACATAAAACCTTTAGGCAAGAAGCGTGTCATAATTCTTGAGCCATCACCAAAAACCTCACCATCCTTATCATGATACAAATATAAGTTGCCATTCTGAGCTGAAGTGTTTGTTGCTATCAAGTCAGTCAAAATTATTTGTTGGTTGGCAGGTGTTGGGTTGCTTCCAGCAGGGCCTGTGATATTAAAAGGTATACCAGCACCGCCAGCAGGTCTAATTTGTGCCAAGTTAAAGAAAATATCTTTAAGCTCAGAACCAGGCGGCTCAGTAAGGTCAAAAAAGCCTTCAGTAAAGTCCTCAACAAGATACTCATATCCATAAACTGAGAAAGTAAGACCGTTTGCCTGCTCACTTCTACAACGGATAGTTGAGTTCACACTATTCATCGGAAGCATAAGTGTATCTGTCTCGCCAAATGTGGTCGGTTGACTTGGTGAAACAGAAGCGTCCCATAAAAGAGCTGTGTTCTCAGTTGCCTCGTTTCCATCGGCATCATAGAACAAATGACCCTGAACAGGGCCACCACCTTCTGCGGCAGAAACAACAACCTTCTCAATCATCGCTTTTTTACCCGCAGGGGGGAAATAAAGTGTGTTTACTAATGTATTTGCTGGGGTTAGCTGTGCCAACAAGTTCCATTTAAAGCCCATAAGCTACCTCATAGTCCTTAATAAATTACGCATTTCATAGTGTATTCCGCTTTGGAATGAATTACTTCCCTGATAAGCAATGTCATCAGTATCAAAGTGCCTTCTACTCTTCCATTGAGCAGACTGGTCATACAGAACATGCTGAGTAACATTGTTGTAAAGCCACGTATTACCATCATCAATGACCTTTCCAGTGTTGATAATTCTAATGCCAAGCGTAAAGTTGTCCAAATTATAGTTTGAGGAAAAGTCCATTATCTGCGTTCCATTATCCACATCAAATGCGATATTCGCATTAGCCAATAAAGGCTGTGCAACTGTTCCGTCTGGGCTAATGGTTGAACGAATGATGCTCAAACCACCTGAAGTTGTTCTAAATGCGCAGGCATTAGGTAGTGCAATTGGAAGCAAAGTAAGGGTTCTTGTTTGACGGCAAAGTATTCGTCCACCTTCATTTCTAAAACACTCATCGGCAAGGCTTACAGAAATATCTTGGTCAACTTCTATCATACCACCTGCAATTGCATAACAACCATACGAGCCATTTGCATTTGCACCAACAAGAGCTGCATCACCATTGGTGTTTTGAATAAATTTTGCCTTTGAGAAGTATCCATTAGCAACAACATCAAAAGCATGGTCATTAAAACCAACATACCCAATAAGTACGTTTCCAGCCAATACATTAAGCCCAAAGGCGGAACGTTGAGTGTTAAACCCTTCAATATCAAGTACTAGGTTCGGGTTATTTACTGTAATTCCGTACCCAAGGTTGTTTGCGATTCCTCTAAGAAGAACTGCGGCAGGAATAGAAGGGTCGTCGGTAGTGATTTTTATAACACCTGCGGCGTTTCCTGTGAAATTTGCCCCTGTAGCTAGGTCGTAAAGTCCATTATTGATATGAATTGTCGCCATTCCCATTGTTGGAAGTGCGGCAGTCGCTTCGTCAGCAGCTTTTTGCCATGTAAGGAATGGGTTCGCTTGGCTTCCATCGTTTCCATCATCACCAGCAGTATCAACCCAAAACTCATTACGAACGCCAACACCTGCACCGCCACCGTGGAACAATTCCCAGTCGCCATCAACGGTAGGAACGCCAAAGCCTGGCTGCAATTGATACATTGCACCAATTGCACCATCGGCCTGAACATAGACAAGCATGCCTTCTTCAAGACGTTGTGCTGGTATTGCATTTCTTTCTGCTAAGTCGGCAACAGTTCTGGTACCACCACGACCCCAATAAGCATCATGCGTTGCATACTGGTCTAAAGGGTTCGTGGGGACTATCGCCGCACCGATAACTGTACCCCGTTCATTTGGCATGTCTTACCCCTTAAAAAATTCCCATGTTAAGTTATTGCCATTATATTTGTTTTGGCTCTTAAACATGAGAAAAGTTTCCTTTTTTTCTGGCGTAACTGAAATTTCCACTTCCTTCACTTCATAAGCTGTAAAGTCCTCACCAAATCCACCAAATTGAGTTTTACTAGGCTTCCCAGCACTCTTTGGGTAGGCAACATAGAGAAAGTTTTCCTCACCATTTGTGCTTGCATTAAACTCGAATTTCTTAAACGGACTTTCTTGGTTTGAAGCTGGAACGTGTTCCATAAGCTTCTCAGCATTAGAAATATCGAAATTTGCAAAACCTTGGAAAATTATCATTGTATCACCCATGTAATGTCATCACCGTTAAATTGGTTATTGGTGCGCAGGATAATATAGTTTTGAGCATATCCTTGAGCGTTTATTAAGTTCTCATTCTGTGTCGTCTGGTAGTCATTAAAGATAAACCCATTGAAAAGCGTTTGAGCTGGAACGCCATAAGCTTGAGGATATGCAACATAAAGATAGTTATTCCCGCCACCTTGAGAAGCATCAAAGTTATATGTATGACCTCTATTCGCATCTAGCTCACAAGAGGCTGCAAAGTTAGCCATAATTTCAGCACCTGTGTCTATGTCGTCAGCCTGAGAAATGCCAAAATAAACACAAGGCAAGAAGTTCACCGACGTGTTACAGCTTGTAGGGTTACCAGCAGCAGCACCCCAAGTCTCGTCATCACCTACAGCATCAATGGTGAATGTAGTGTTGACCTCATCAAGCCCAAGACCTGCATAAATAGCCTGTCTATCACCGACCGCCCTTACATCAGGGTCACCACCTGGCAGGTCGCCTGGGTTCATTGACACCTCTTGCGATTCAGGGTCATCGCCGTTTCGGTTATACGTCCAATTCACAGTCACGTTATCAACATCAGTTCCAATTTCCACTGTTCCCACGTCGTTTGAACATGAGTTGATAGTGTGAAGCGAGATAAGAACAGACTCTGATATACCAGTAGCCTTACCTAAAGTATTTTCATTTATTCTTAGTGAAATAAAAGCATCGCCATCTTGTACGGCAGCGTCATACTCAATGCCACCACCTGGCCCTGGCCCACCGCCTTCACCAGCAGTAATTGGCAATAAACCAGAATTGGCAAACGCAATATTTGAAATAAGAAGCAATGAAACGAAATATTTAAAAAAGCGCATAGCTTCTCCTAATTACAGTAGACAATGGCCTTATCGCCAGCAACATCAGCAGCAAGGAAAATATTGTTTCTATTCCCCATAAGAATAGGCCCATGACCTTCATCAGCGTCAATTTTGATACCTCTGTTCACACCACCAGCATTTGTGACATCAGCACCACCATTGTAAATAGCCCCCACGTTATTGTGGTGAGCCTGTACACTGCACGCAGAAACTTGAAGCTCTGGCGCTTGTGTTCTATCATCATTTCCCGCTAAAGGTATATTTACAATGACGCTAGTAGGCGGCCTGAACGCTTGACCAAATGCAAGCACTGGCATTGTAAGTAAGCAAAAGATAATAGAAAATTTTGCTATTGTTCGCATTTGATACTCCTTTTTCCTAAAATATAAGAGATTTAGAAACTCTTTCACTAAAATAATTAACTTTATTCTTTATTTTCTTTATCCTGTTCAAGAGCCTTTTTTCTTCCTCGACGAATTTGACTGATAACCCCAGTTAGTAAAACAACAGAATTAGCAAAATTATTACCAAAATGAGAATAGCCTGCATTATGCACAAGATTTTTACAAAGCTCTAAAATATCAATAAGTGTATCAGCGCTTATTTCATTCATACTTTCCATTTCACCTTTTGATAATTTACTTATAAAATTGTTTAAATCACAGTCTTTCATTTTTTCTGCCAAAGACTTCATTTCTAAAGTAAATGATTGAGAAATTTGTTTAGCCATAACCCCTCCTTAAATGCTTGCAGTGCTTTCTCTTGGTATAATATTAAAATATAAATCTAGCCTTGCATCATCTCTGTTTCGCAAAAGGATTGTAAACCTCCAATTATCACCAATCCTTTCAATAGTTTCAATTGAGTAACCGTCATTTGCGTCAAATCCCTCGCCATAATGGTGATAACCAATAATTGAAGGAATGACGATGTCATTATCCGCAACGCCATCGACCTCAACCGTAAAAACAAGGTCTTCACTTAGCTCATACCATATTTGAAGCCTATGACCTCCCTGCCAATCATTTTCACCATTAAAAACACTCTGTCCCGTGCCAGTCATAAATTGAATAACTTTCATCCAAAAACGTGCATTTTGACCAGTTGTAAACCTCGTTATATCAGGGTCTCCCTGAAGTTCTACTCTATATCTACCACCGCCTAAATTAACTATATTTTCTATAGTATATAAAGTCGAGCCGCTGTTATCATCCATAATATCAATTGTTGCTCCAGGGTCTGGCAACACCATAAACGCACCATCGGCTCTTGGGTTATCAAATTCAAATTCACCATTTGCAGTTCCATTTGTTGCTAAAGGAAATGCAATACCACTATCGTCGTCATTTCCGTCAAAAAGCCCACCGCCGTCTGCATTCCAAATGACAGTAATTTGGTCTGAGCCAACATCTGGGATTTCGTGGGTATGTAGCCCTGGTATATTATTATCCACATATTCTTTTGTGGCATAGTCTTGCTGTCCAACAGGGTCTTGTGCGTTCGTAATTCTATTCCCACCCATTGACTGGTTTCCTGTAAATGCTCTGCTTCCATCAACTGCCGTAAACACACTATGGGTGTTTAGGTTATCCCTTCCTAAAAGGTTGTTATGCTGAAACTGCCCGCCTTCTTCTGGCCCTGAGTGGTCATGTTGCGGTAATTCACCAAAAAACAGCGTTTGACCTGCATTGATAATTCTACCCCAGAAAGGTAATTCTAGCTCGTCACCACGTCGTCTAAACAAGATAATTTCTTGCTCTTCATTTGTGTCTGTAAGGCTCGCCTCATCAACAACAATATATTCACCATCAGAAAGGTCACCATAAACAGCCTGTACGGAAAGGTTGGTATCTTGAGTGTTATCTTTTCGTAATACTAACACCTGCCCATCACCTATAGCTAGAGGCGAATCGGCGTTAGAAATGCTATTTCTAAAAACGCTTCCACCTTCTCTGAAATAAAGGTCAATGTTTTCTGCGAATTGAAGTTCTGCACCAGTCCACGTAACAGAGTCTTCAGCGCGAAGCTGCATAGGACGTTGAGAATCTGAGCGCCTTCCTAAGTACTGCAACCATTGGTATGCTTTCAAAAGTAGCCAATTAAAGAACTGTGCAGGCGGACGTTCATCAACAACCCACCCTGTGTTTTTCTTTGCCTCGTTTGGCTCAACAACTCCTCCAGGGTTCTGGTCTGCCCAACGCGGTAAATTATCTGGTTTTGCCATTTTCTATCTCCTAAGTTCCAATAAGAATTCCTGCAAACCTTCCGCCTACTAATGGGTCACCTTCATCACCAAAGCCTTGACCAGGTGTGGGCCCTTCAAAAGCAAAAGCTTCTTCACCAGCAAAGGCGGAAATATCACCAACTTTTACGCCCCCAGCGACTATTTTTTGCGCAACAAGCAGTAACCCATCAGCATCAAGACCAGCAGGGTCAACATTCAATTGTATTGAAATTGTGGCTGGATAATTTGCGATAATAAAAACACCATCAGCTTGAGATAAAAGCTTCATCACACCTATGACAGCCTCTATAGTTGCATTCGACGTGTTTTGTCCTATTTTAGCATAAATAGCTATACGATACTCTGCATCATTCTTCCCAGCTCTTGAAACACCTACAATTCCGCCTATAAGGTCGAGTCGGTCACCATCTTGAGTCACAATATCAAGCAACATACAGAGTGAGTCGCCAGTGTCTTCAACTTCCTGCAAAAGAGTCACATAAAGAGATACCCAAGACTCAAGCCGTGGCTTGTCTTTATATTGGTGTAAAAGCCTGTCTAGGGCATCAGCAACATGCGTATCAATTTTACTTAAGTCAGCCATAATAAAATAAGTGCCTCTTTAATTACTAAAGTATATTTATTGTGGTTCTGGCACTATCAAAAACCGCAATCTCTCTTTCACCTATTGGGATATTGGCGTCACCAACAGGCCCTGGGGCAAGTCCAATACGTATAACAATGTCGTCAATGCCATCTACCTCATGAATAGGGCAATAAAGCCTAGAGGTCACAACGTCGTCTCCGATAAGAAATTCAGTATCAACAAATTCAAGTATTTTTTCCTCAACGCTCACATCACCGTCGACAGGGAAGTCGTCATTAGTGGTAAGGTCTACCTCAAGCCATATGTCTATTTCATCTGGCCTGTTCCATCTCATTGTTTGAGTGAACCCTTGTGAGTCGATAACGTCAAAAGTCTCATCACCAAACTGCTCAATTCCAGCAGATACGGTCACAAAAAGAGCGTTCGCAACATCCTCGTCAGAACCACCTAAAACCACAGCCTCAACTGATTTTGGCGGCCTTCCAGCAGCATCAACAACAAATTCGATATTTTGAAAGACACGAGCCGACCTTACGTCATCAATTTTAAGTATTTCAGCTCTGATAGCGTCGACAGTACCACAACCAGGCTCGGCTAATGTAAGAAAGCGTCTTAGTCTAAATTCTGCGTCAGTCTCAAGGTCTCTGCCCTCAACGGCATCAGCAGGGTTTGTGACTTCAGACCAGCCAGGGACTGGCGTTTCAATAACGGTTAGTGTCCCAGCTCTTGCCACTAAACGACCTGCTTCAACTGCAAATACCGTAAAGGTCACACTAGGAAGGTCACCAGCTACGCTTTCCACAATATCAATTGTGATAGGCGCTGCACCACCGTCTTCTAATGTGTTTGTATTCCCCTCAAGAATTAGCGGCTGGTCTTGGTCACCGCTTGCATTCACAAAGGCAACTGTAAAACCGCCTGCAAAGTCGCCAACGACATCAACATCGTCAATTCCGTTCAAAGCCTCTAAAGCGGCCTCTACTGCGGCAGCGTTATCATTGAACTGGATAGCGGCAGTTTCCTCACCATCGAAAATAAGGGTAAATTCACCAGCTACAGGAACGTCGGAAAATGAAATGTCCTGAACCTCGTCAACCCCGTCGCCGATAATAGCCTCAGCCTGAGACTCAAAAACTGCTTCTGGGTCACCCTCTACACTCACTTGAGAACCCGCAGGAATGACCGTGCCCTGAACACCTCTTGCCACCACTTCAGCCTGAGAAAAAGTAGCCTCTAGCCTAACAGCGCCCGTAAGAGCTGCGATAATATCAAGGTTTACCCCTGTGGCTGCGTCTGGGTTCAATGTATTATAGAGAGCCTGCATAAGCTCCCACAGAAGCGCTTCTCTCTCTGCATAGATACCAATAAGCTGCCCAGCAGGTTCAGAAGGGTCGATATTGAAAGCGTTTCCAAAAGCAGCTCTATGAGCTTCTTCTAGCTCTGTTTTTATCTCTGCAAGACGCTTTATTTGAAAACCATCAGCCGTTAAACCAGCCATATCACACCTCTACAAAAATAGCGTTTATCCCTGTAAAGTCTAAAACGCCGCCTTCTTCAGTTATTGCCGTAAACTCAACCGTTAATTCACGTGTTGCGGCATCTAAGTTGACTTCAAACGTATCAATTTCATTCACACCTGGCGTATTCAAGATAGTTTGCTTGAATATGTTGATAACAACAGGAAACACAGCTTTTTTCACTAAAATACTTTGGAAATATGGAACCCCAAGTGTCACATCAAGGAACCACTCACCAAGAAAGAACCTCAAGCGACTTTGCAAGTGTTGCTGAATTGCCTGTAGACCAGAGTTTACGACAAAATTATTTGCCTGTATATCGAGGTCACCATCGTCATTTAAAAGTAAGTTTGCCATAGTTTAAATGGTCGGTACGTACCGACCTATCGTTTTGCCGACATCGGTAAAACGTTACACAATCGGCAGGTCATGGGCCTCACCGTGAGATATGCCAGCTGCCTGCGCATTTCCTTGAATATGGTTCACAATTGCCACCGCTAAAGCTTCAGTTAAGTCATTATACCAGTCATCCCAAGTAAAACCTGCGAGTTGGTGATTATCTGGTATGCTATCAGGGTCGTATTTCGCCTTTAGTCTCGCATCAATTTCGGCTTTTAAGCTAGCCGCTAAAGCTGCCGCATTCATAGCCATATCAAGTCTCCTTAAAAGTTCTTAACCTTTGCTGTATCTTTGCAAAATTTGTATGCCTCAAGGGTTGTGCACCACTAGAGGTATATACACGAGCTTGACGAATAATGGTAATGAGGTCGTCAATGACCTTCACAAATTCTTGAGTCTGGTTCTTTATCTGAAAGTGACCGTTATCCTTTATGCGAACCTCAACCTTTCCACTCGTGTCATTCCCATTGATAATGGTAATGTCGTCATTGTTCGCGATGTCGATAGCTTCAGGGTTCGGATAAAGCCCAGGGTAAGCAATAGCATCTGAAATATGGTGCTGCCGCTTTTCCTTTGGTTCAATGTATCCCCCATTTGACTGCCATCTATCCATAGAGCGGTCAGAAAACACCAACATTACCGAGTCACCTGCTTTTATCGGCATGTGCACAATGGCATTCCCAGCCCTTGGATGAACCACAGGAACATTGAAAATCTTCGGCCTATCAACTATCGTTCCGTCGCGGTACTTCTTCTTAAACACAGGCTGAACGTCAGCCAGTTGCTTCTTATGGTCGTACTTCAAAACAATTGCAGGCATACACACATGCGTGTCAGATAAAAGCGCTTTAAAAGCATCTCTTATAACGTTCTCAAGAGAGGGGGTGATTTCCTCTTCTGAAGTCGTTTCTATTTCCTCAATGAACTCAGCCACGTGTCGCCTCACATTTGCTCACAAAGTCACCAGACCTATTGTCACATGTGTGCATAACTCTTCGCACTATAAAAACCTCTTCTTGGTCGTCAAAAACACGACTCTTAATAACAACTTTTCTACCAGGTCTTAAACTGGCCTGAAACAAACTCTCAAACTCTACACCTTCTTTTGTTTTCTCTGGGCTGTTTATCAAACCCGTTTCATCAGAAAGATACGTTGCTTCGTCAGTACTTGGGCTTCCAGCAGGGATAATTTGCAGCGTTTGGTCTTGTATCGACCACTCAAGGTCAAAAGACTTTGTGAAATTGTCCATTTCATCCCTTACAAGCCCTGATAAGGTCACACCGTTGTCATAGGTGTAGTCAGGAAGCCCTAAAATTGTAGCCTTTGAAAAGCCGAGCTGGTTTCTTAGCTCTTTAATAATTTGGTTCAGCTTCACACCAGGTGGAAAAGCCCTTTCTATTTTAGCGTTTCGATACCTATTCCCGCCATCTTCAGCTTCAACCGTCGTAATAATTTCAGTCGACGTCTTTTGATGAACTGTCTTGCTGATAGTGCCAATAAAAGCTGTTTCCAGGTCTTCACCATAACCAGCTTCGACAGCTACAACGCTTGACTCAACCTCAAAAGCGCTTCGATGTGTCTCATTCATATTATGAATGCGCAGCTTCATCTTATTCGGCTCTTGCTTATTCGTCTTCTCAATTTCAAAGAGCGTTCTTAGGTTCTCTATAACAACAGCCTGCCCAGTCTCAGGTATGAGGTTCACCCTTACCTTCCTCAGATACAATTCTGTCATAAAGAAGCCTCGTCATCATAAAAAAGCCTATGCCTTGAACCAAGGTCTTCCCTTCCAGCATCTTGGTTCTTTTCAAAAAGGTCTAAAAGCACCCAAACACCAACAGGCAAGCGCTCATCTTTAAACTTATTCATAAAGTTGTAATTCACAACCATTGCCTGCCCTATTACGATAGGCGACTCATCAGCATCATACACCGACATGTGCCACATTTCTAAGCGACTATTCCAGTCAAAGCGTAGGATATAAACACTTCCATCAACCTCAGTTCTAAGCTGGTAAGAAGCGTCGGTGCTATCAATTGGTATCTCAAAAAGTGCCATAATTACTTTCCGTAAAAAAACTCTGCTATTCCTTCAAACAAACCTCGTGGCTTATCAGCCGTTGCTGCAACTTCACCTGAAATTTTATTCCCCTTGTTCTTTGTTGACGTTGCCAAGTCTCTCACATCGCTTTTAAAACTCGCTGCATCTACAACAACTGAGTTTACACGCTTAATTTGTCGAAAAGAGATAGTGAAGTGAATTGCGTTACCAGTTTGAGCAGTTCTAGGAACTGATAAGCTCTCAATTATCATATCTTTGTATTCTTTAAGCGAAGTAATAATTGTGAGAGGTACACGAGACTCCCAAAGCTTTTCTAATTGCTGATAAGCTTCAATTGAACGTCTTGTCTGCCCGAAAAGAGTTGCTATAGTCTGCCCTGCATTTACCACACTACTAAATACACCAAACTTAATTGGCGAATCAGTGATAACCCCATTCAATGTTAACTGAAACGGAAGCAAGTTTACATGGTCAACAATATTACTACCGTCTTCAACTGGGTTGTCAGACACTTCACTTGCAAGCTTGTGCTCTTGCTGAACAGTAGCATCAATGCTTATTTGTCCGATACCAACACCATCCAATGCCACAGCGTCTTGTGGCTCTATTGTGGTAGGGTCTACAGAGAAAATAATGTCAAATGCTCCAGCCATTAGAAAGCACCTCCAGCAAGAGCTAGTTTCGTTTGTCTTAATTGAGAACTATTTGCTTCTTCAACGCCTTCTTTTACTTTTTGTTTTATTTCTTCAGGGTTTGCATTTGACTGAATATTCATATTCACAGAAGTTTGGTTCTGCACGTTTGCAGTTCTTGAACCAGAACCACCAGAAAGAGGCAATGGGCTCACTTGTGTCGCAGTAGCTGCGCCATCCCCTCCAAAGACATCAAATGCGCCTCCAGTAACAAAACGGAAGGCTTTTCCAGCTATTCCAGATAATTTTTGTATCGTTGGTGCAATGCTATCCCAAATATCCGCAAAAAATTCCTTAATAGGCTTCCAATGCTCCATTATTTTTTCAGCAAGCCATATCAACCTTCCAACTGGATGGAAAAACTTAAAGAACTTTCCTAAAGGGGATTCCCAAAGCTTTATCAAAAATTCTTTTACTTGAGTCCATTTAGCAATGACAACAGCGCCAACCGCAATAAGAGCGCCAATCGCAGCAACTACAGCTAAAACAGGTGCGCTTACGGCAGCAAATGCAGTAGTTATGAACCCTATAAGAACAAGAAGCGGGCCAAGGATAGCAACTATTCCTGCAATGATAATTCCAAGGTCAAGAAGAACTGGGTTCGTTTCCTCAAGCTTTCTTACAAAGGCAGTGAACTTTTCTATCATAGGGGTGACAACAATAAGAAGTCTTTGACCTACAGTATCAGAAAAGTCAGCAATAGCACTGCGTAAAATACGCATCTGGTTTGCAAAACTATCTTGCGTCCTCGCAAAGTCGCCTATAGCATTCTTACTTTGTTGCTGTGCTAATTCTAGGGTCGCAAATGCCTTAGCTTGTCTCTCTGTCTCAAAAGTAAGCCCTTTAGCCCTATTGATAGCGACCTGCTTCTTAACATCCTCTTCAAGAATAGAGATGCCGAGGCTTTTGATAGACTCTCGCTCACCAAGTAAAGCTTTTGTAAGAGCTGCCGAAGCACCCTCAGCACCACCAGAGAAGTTGGTGAAAGAAGCCAAGTCAACGGCAAGCTTGTTTACTTCCTCAGACAACCCTAAAGCAGACTCAGCAGTAAAACCAAAACCAGTCAACAAGTCACCAGTATCACCGAGAAGTTTCTTTGAAGCTGCTCTACTAAGCCCAAAGTCTCGACCAAGGTTTCTTGCCACCTGCTCAGACTCTTCACTTATAGAAGCGAAAACTGTTCCAAATTTTGCTGTAGTTTCCTCAGCATCGCTTGCAGTCTTTATGAATGCTGCACCAATGCCAAGAATAGGAAGTGTGGCAAATGCTGTGAACTTTTTACCAATGCTCTTTACCGACTGGCCGAACTTTTTAACTCTGTTTTCGGCCTTGTCCATCCCTGTGGCGTCAAGGTCAAAACCTATCTTTGTTACCAGTTCACGAACAGTTGCCATTATTTGCCCTTTTTCAACTTATCGTATTCACGCTTTTGTTCCTCTTCCATTTCATCTAAAAGTATATTTGCGTCTAATAAGTCGTTTATATTCCAGTAAGTCTCAATTTCATGCAGCGTCGCCATTTTGTTAAAAACAACACGCCAAACCATAGAGTCATTTGCAAAGTCTTCGTAGCTTACTTTGCTTTTATCTTCTTCTTGGTTGTGGGCTTTTGTTTTTTTACCGCCGTAATGGCGCCCACACCTGCGAAAAAATCGCTAAACTGAAACTTAAGTACTTCAACGAGCAATTTTGCTTGGTGCATGTATTCACCCATGAAGTCCAATTGCCAGTTTATAGGCCGTATTTGGTTGTTCTCTTTTATCTCGGTAGTCGACAAGACTTCTTGAAATAGCGCATCAAACTCGTCGGGGTCGAGTTTTTCAAAGATAGGTTGTACAATTTCAGAGATAGCATTTTCAATATTATCATCCAACTTGCTTTGTATAACCCCTAATGAGCCACTTAAGATATTTCCAAGCTTCCACGCTAGCTTTCGCCCTTTTGTCGGCGAATAGTGGGAAACTATATAAGTTTTGTCGTCTACAACGAGCGTTTTACTTTCCTTCATTTATCCCTCCCCAGAGAAAGTTTAGTTTTTACCTACAAACACTTGTAAGTTGTCAGTCTCTAACATCCAAACACGTGACTGAATTTCGTCATTAAACTCAGAGTCTGGAAGCTTCTTTATCCAAGCTGTTTCTGCCGCATAAATACTAGTTCCATTGCTATCTTTGACAAGTAGCGGGAAAATTCCGCTATTTGAAACCTCATCAGCAATAGCTAGACCTGAAAGGTACTCATTTGAGTCACTTGTTTGTTGTAATTCAAGCTCAATACTTGCAGAGAAGTTATTTGACTTAGAGCGAGAGCCTTCACCGTCTACACCAACCGACAATGACCACGCATCCTCGTTTCGGTTAATTCGTATCATTGCCCCTTGAGCAAAGCCTTGAATTTTTTGACCCCCTACAATTATTTGAACTTCTTTCGCATCATATGTTCTAGCTGGCATAGTTATCTCCTTTAAATGCTAACCGCTCCAGTAATTACGGCTTTATGGATAGCCCCTGCGGGTGTTGCCTCAAATGTAACATCTGGAAGCAGGCGGTTCGCTCTATCTACAGGGTCAATTGCAGACACATCAGGTGTCACAACACTATAAGGTTGACCTTCAAACTTATCAGGGTCGCGAGTAATTACGCCTTGACGCACTGCGTTCTCAAGTACAGCTCTAATTTGAGCCTCAACAGCAGCGATACCACCGTTTGTGTAAGGCACTTTGTCTTCAGTCTTAAGCATAAGGAAAATGTTCTCTTCCAAACGAGCTTGAAGCCAGTCAATGCCACGAATAAGGTCAATGAACTCACCGTTTGCCATAACGCCCTCTTCCATCATGTCAGCGTCGGCAAATTCAGTGTAAAGGTTTGCGTTCTTAGCAAGAGCATTGTTTCTCTCGTTCGTAGTGAGCGAGTGAGAGGAAATGCCTGCAAGAGTCTTAAACTTCCAAGTTGCACTACCTGGGTCAGTTGGAAGCATGCGACCTAACCAAGCAGCGTCAATGAAGTCTTGGTCATCGTCGTCATAAACGACAGCAGTTCGAGAGTAGTTCGCATCGCTCAAGACGCTAGCAACGTCAGTAGTCACAGCATCGTCGTAAACATCTGCATCGTCAGAGGCAGTTACGAAAATACGTCGCTGAGTTTCGATGAAAGCAGCCGCTAGCTCTACAACCGCTTGAGTGCGGTCGGTTAAAACAAGAGCGTACCAGTCTTTATCCTCTTCAATGACAGCAAGAAGGTCTTCTTGAACCCCAACGTTCTCTACAGTCACCGCAACAACGCCAACTGCTTGCTGAGCGCCACCAGCCACTAGAACGTCGTCTAAAGTAACGGGGACACCAGCCGTTTGCGCTGTAATGGTAATTTCACGAGCACCAGTCACGACAGCCGTTACAACACCAGCCTCAGCTTGAATTGCAGCAGCTAAGTCACTAAGTGTTGTCGCGTGGTCTGCGTTGAATGGAACGCTTACTTCTACACCATCAACGTCAAGCGTGATAGTGTTGCCAGCAACAAAGTCTACGTCAAAGGTCAGAGTTTGCTCTTGAGCAACAGGTGTCTCACGTCGGCCAATTTTAATGGTTCTCGGCTTAGGTGTTTGAGAAAAAGCTGCCTGTGCAGCCTTATACTCGGCATCCGTTGTTTCAAAGTCCTCTGCAACCCCTTCAATAGAGCTGTAAGAACGAACTCGACCAGCAAACTCGGCCTCAGTGCCCAAAATGAGCATAACCCCGAAACCTGCTCGACTAATTCCTTGCGCTTGGCGTGTTATAGAAACATCTACAATTTCTGATAATGGTGCAGCCATATTAAGCCCCCTTATACAAGACTATATTCTTCTTCGTTAATTTCCACAGTTTCAATAGTATCAACGTCTACTGTGGTTTCAATTAAATAACGTACAATAATTGGGTCTAAAATTGCTCGGACTTCAAATTGACTATCAAGTGAGGTGGTAATGTCAGTGACATCACCGTCGTCAACAATAGCCATGTCTGCGTCGCGAAAAGTTTCTAAAACCCCTTGCTTACTAAATGCTGCCTGTAGCAATTGGGCATTTTGAAACGCATCATCACCAAAAAATTGCACTTCAACCGTTGCTTCTCTCGTTCCACAATAAGTTGCTTCATTCAGGTCGTTAATTTCGCGCTGTTCATCTCTCAAGCCTATCTTCACATTCGAGAGAATGTTTATAACGCAATATGGTAGGTCTGGACGTGGTGCATTTTGTTGAGCGAAGATAGTAGTGAGGCCAGTTTCAGTCGAGATAACTGCGTATAATGTATCTCTTAGGTCTTGAAAGGTCGCCACTAATTTCTTCCCTCTTTAATCTCAGCCAAAAAGCCTTTCCAGTGGCCGAGGTCACCCCGCCACCTTTGAACCTCTATAAGCTCATACGTCCGCCCCTGCCATGAAACACGGTCTGGGTTCCTCTGAGTCCTCGCATCAATCGTGAAGATGTCAGAGGCAATGTAGCACTTATTGACCGAGCCAGAGCGCCTACCTTCTGGCAAATTCTCTAGCTCTCTATCAGTTACTGGTTGAACGCTCATGGTAGCCTCAAACTGGGCATCCTGTGCTTCTTGCCAAATGCCATCAACATATGCCCCAGGAAGGAAGCGAGTTATCGTCACATCCTCACCAAAAGCAGCAATAAGAGCGACAGCATTTACAAAAGGCATTACGTTTTAACCTCCCAACTGATACTTTGGCGCAACCTTCCTGTGTCAACGAGCGGTCTCTTAGACCTTTTTCTTGCCATAGTAATGTGACTGTTTGCTTCAAAATTACCATGAAGAAAAATGCTCTTCACTTGTCCAGTGTACCACTCGCCTATCTTTTCCAGCGCGCCTACAACACTAAATTCATTAAGCAACACACCGTTATATCTTCGCTTAACAAAATTAGTTAACCTTCTATTCCCTTTATCGAAAGCCTGTCTCATGAAAGGGCGGGACGGGATACCATTCGACGGGTCTCCGAACTCGTGAATAGAAGCTAATTGTGCTATGTCAATATCAGAGCCTCTTTTTTTACTTTGAGGCTTTGCATTTACGTCTTTATGTTTCTTCCATTTTTCCTGGCCACCGCCAGAAATAACACCAACTTTGACAAAGGACTTATCGAGACTTCCAACTTCTTTTTTAATCCTGTCCCATCCCTTGTCGATAATTTTAAGCGTCATGTGATAACCATTGGTAAAGGCGATACGGTTGCCCGAAATGCCAAAAATATTACACCATAATTTGTTTTACCAAGACCGCCCAGGGTCTCATCCCCCGACTGGTCAGCAAACCGCCTTTGCAGGTCTCCCACCTTTTCCATGATGACTGGCCCAGCAGCTTCAGCACTTCCTCTTTGAGCTAATGCAATTAAATGCGCTGTGAGATAAGCAACCCCAGAATCATACTTAACACCCCAGACAGCCTCGTTTACATAAAGCTCAGCAACTGAAGTACAAAGGTCATAAGCGTCCTGCTCTAAGTCAGAAAACTCTGGAAACTTAAGTTGAAACGTTGCTAAGTCCCAAGCCATTAGCTATCCTTTTCGTCGTCTTTCTTCTCTTCCTTCTTGTCACGCTGCTTCATAAACTCAATTTGGTTCTTCAAAGCAGCACGAACGCCATTACGACCTTCTTTTGATTCCCAATCTTTCAACGTCTTCACATCATAAGTGCTTTGGATAATAGCTTTCGCATCTTTTACGCCATACATTCCAAGACCTTCGTCACTCTTCGCTTTAGAACTCACTTTTGCAGTTGATTCAGAAAGCATGTCTCTTTCGAGCATCTCGACAACAATTTTGTTCTTTTTAGCTTCTAACCAATAAGTCTCATCAAGAGAATTGTTGCCAGGAATGAGGAACTTCGTCCCACCTTCATGGCCAGACGACATAATTCCTAAAGGTCGTTCGGTCTTGTTTTCTACAATAATTGTTTTAGGCATTTTTCCCTCCCAGAAAAAATAATAGGGGGCCTAATGGCCCCCCATTAGTTAGATTCCTACAGCAATTGAAACACTCAATGGATAGTAAATGATACATCCACCGACACGTTGGTGACAGTTCACCAAGAACTCTAAGCCGCGTTCCTGAATAGGAAGCTGCTCAAAAGGTTGAGGAACTTCTGCGGTAAGCTTATTTGGGTTGCGGTCATAAGCTACCATCACGTCACCAGTATCAATCGGCAATGTGATACCGTGTTGTGCCAACCAACCAGCAGCAGGCGCCTTCAAGTCATGAACCCACTCAACAGCAGTGATAAATGGGTTGTTATTCAAGAAGTATTGCAAAATAGTTGTGTCACTCGTTGCACTTCTTGGTGTTGAGGCAATCAAGCTGTGCTGTGAGATAGGAAGAAGCAAAGTGTTTGGCATTTCTACACCGTTTGTAAGGTCTACAATGCCGTTTACAAGGCTATTCATATCACGCAAAATTTGGTCTGCACTCTTAGAAGCAAAAGTTGTCGCTCCACCAGCACCGTCGGCAGGGACAGCAACAGAAGGAACGTTTGCGTTACTCAAGAACCCTGGAAGACCAGTTGTGGAATCACCGAACATCAAAATGCGGTGCTCTTCTTGAGCCATTGCTCTACGAGCAGAATCAGCTCTCATTGTCTGAAGCGCACGACCTGCTAGAGCAGCAGAACGTACCTCTTGAAGAGAATACCCATAAGCGTCGCCTAAAGACTCAACAGGGGTCGTGAATTTCTTACCCTTGATGTCTACACGAGGTAGGTCATCGGCATAGTCAGCGATGATTTTTGCCATACCGACTTTGTCGAATTGCTCATAAGTAATGCTATCAGCACCAGGGCCAGCCGAATCGTTCATCGGTAGCAACTGAAGTGCTTTTAGTGTTGGGTATTGAACATCATAGGTCTGAGACTTGACATGCTCAATTTCCCTTTCAAAGAAAACTCTTGTGGATTCATCCATTTTTTCAATCATTGACATGACTTATCTCCTTTTAGCTAGGCAAGTTAAGGTCTACGAGAACTAATCCGTTCTCAACAGCGCTTAAAACCTTCATTCCAGAAGTGACCTCAAATGCGAGGGCACCACCACCTTCGTCACCATCATCGTCACGAAGTTTTCCAAGGTCAGTTAATACAGCGCCAGCAGCGAAACGAACAAAGATAGCACCATCTAGGTCTTGTCCGTCTTCCACCTCAACCCACACTCGACCTCTTTTAAGTGTGTTCACTGGGTCACCAGCGTCATACTGGTCTTCGTCAAGGTCGGTGCTTACCTGAGCAAGCGTTCTCATTGAAACGCCAGCAACTACGTCGGCAGCATCATCAGGCAATTTCACTGAGCTGATAGTTGCGCCATCTGCTACAACACGGCCAAAAGGAATGGCTGCGTCAGCAGTTTTTGTTAAAACATCACTTTCACCAGCATCGCCAGGCATACCAGCGATAGCTTTATTCATTTCAGTTGGATATGATAATTGAGCCATTTTCTTTCTCCTTTTTAGCTAGCTTTCTTCTTTGGAAGGTAAGCACTTCTGTTTCGCTCTATCATTTTCTTGCGAGCAGACTCAGCGTCAACTTTTTCAGTTGCCTTACCATCATCGTTTTTTAAACCTTCTTTAACAGGGTCAGAGCTATCTTTCTTATGCGCTTCTAATGCGAAGTCATAAGTTGCGTCGATATACTCAGCGCCCTTACCATCAAGCTTGCGTTCAGGATATACTTTAGAAATGACTTGCTTTTTAATATCCTCATCTGAAGTGTTTGCATCAAACTTAGCATCTTCTCCAAGAATACCTTTTGCAGTTGCTTCTAGGTCAAGACGTCCGCGAACTTCAGCGCGAAGCTCTTCACGAGAAGGAGCATCAGCTTTTACTTTTTCAATTTCTTCTTTCTTAGCTTTCAACTCGTCCTCAAGTGCATCACACTTGCCTTTTAGCTTCTCTACCTCTTTCTCAGCCGCATCGAGCTTAGAAATTTTAGCTTGTACAGCTTGAGCGAGTGACTCAGAAGCCTCAAACTCAATAGAGTCTATCTTAATTTTTGCACTCATTTTGTTTTCTCCTTTTTTTGGTTCTTCGTTTACACGCTCGTCACCGTCCCTTTTCATGACTCCCGTGTTATACCCGTCAAGCCGTGCCCTTACGTCAGGCCCAGCGCGCCCTCTGTCTACAATAGCTAAATGGTTATAGCGTATGTCCTTTTGTACAGCGTCATAAGGCTCGCCATTAAATACCCCAGGCGCTTCCTCTACGTCGCATGTATAACCACAAGACAACTGCACCTTGCCCGCAGCCTTCATTTCACCGATGGTGGCAAGGTCAATAACGGTCATGCCGACCTTTACAAACTTTTCATCTCTTGTGACTTTCTCACTTGTAAAACCAACCGTATAAGCTCTTGCGTTATCAGCGTGAACCATAAACGGCGGATGGTCATTTGTTACTGGAACTGAAGATAAGCTCTCTAATGACTCCTGCTTGAAGACTTCGTCAGCAGGTCTCAGCTCTTTTCTTATTGAGCCGTCATCCATGACATATTCAAAGATGCCAGTTCGCGTGGCATATCCTTCAACCTTCAAGAAGCCTTGAGAGGTCACGGTAGGTTTTGCAAATGTTGAAAGGTCTCTTCTATATTGTTTACTCACAAAAAAACCCCTTCACAGATATTGTAAAAATAAATGACCTCATAATATCCGCAATTAAAAAATGGGTTTTCGGTGAGTTTTGGTGCGTTTTGGTAAAAAACTTTTTACTTATTCGTCTTCAAAGACAGCAATTGCAACACAACGACAATTTATTTCTTCGCCAGGGTGTCCAGTTGCAGGTGGGTTGTTCCATGAAAAAACTTTGTGGTTATTTGCTCTGTGAGTTGGTCTTACTCGTTCGTCTTCAGAAGTTGACCAGCGATATTTCTTAATTCCTATGTCTTGCTGCCTTAACTTCGTGAGCTGTCCATTAAACTTTTGCACCTGGTCACGTGCAATAAGCTCAGCACGGCGTGAAGCAACACCAACTTGCTCTTTTATCTCTCTTGCTATTTCCCTTTGCAGCTTTCCAGCTTGTGCACCGCGTGTAATGACACCTTCTATGCGCTCTAAGTGTTGGTCTGATATGGACTTGATAAGCTTGACGTTCTCTCTTGTGAATGCAGACACTTCTTGCCGCAACCAAACCTCAGCAGCTATTGGTTGAACCCCAAGAACCCTTTCAACCATACGAGTATGTTGCTCTTCATTGAACTGGTTCACCTCAAAAGCCTGGTCGTTTGCTATCTTATTTATTTGCTCGTCTGGATAACGGCGAAGATACTGCACTCTAACGGCTGAAAGAAGGGTCACAATATCGTCAACATAGGTGTCAATTTTCTTCTTTTTGCTATCAGGGCGCAATAATTGAGCCGAACCAAGAATTTGACCTATATGTGGGGTGACTATTTCAGAAACAAGCTCATCAAGAGTATCTACTATTTTCTGAAGCTCTCTATTGTAGCGACGCTCTAAATGATTAGGCTCTCTTGGCCTTGGTGTCTTCGGCAACTTCTTTCGACGGGTCTTTTCCTTCTTTCGGTCAATAAAGCGCTCTAGGTCACTCTTATTATCAACTTTCAGTATTGGGGTCGAAGTCATTTGCATTGCTTCTATCCTCAGTCTCTATGTTGTACTTATGAGTGAAGTCACCTTCAGCAAAACGGCTATCTCTTACCTCATTCGGGTCTAATACACCCTGAATGATATACTTCTCATCAATTTCAGCCTGAACTTTACGCATATCAAGCATTTCCTTCGTAGAATGCTGGAACAAAGGCTTAAATACAATATCGAACGGTAAAATGTTCCCATTTGTAGGGCCATTCTTATCAAGCATGAGAATTTCAACCACTTTATTCAAGATAGGCTCAAGCATAGTAATTTGCTTGTTTTTTACGTAGTCAAACCAGTCATTCTTTTCTGAGTCGCCTGTAGCCCCCAATCCTGAAGGGCTTTCACCTAAAAGCTTTGTGTGCGGAATATCAGTTGACGCAACCAGCCTATTACCCATTGAGCGCAGAATGTCCGAAACACCTGAGAAGTTTGTCATTTTACGCTCGTAGTCATCCTCTCTATCCAACACAATGGCGTTAAACGCGGACTTTTGAAGCTGAATGCTTTCAATTCTGTTTCGCACGATATTCTCGTCGCCCTGAGCTACAAGAGAAGCAAGGTCTTGTAGCTTGTAAATATCAAGGCCAAGGTCATGCATAAGCTGTAAAACAGACCTATTTGCTGTCTGGTATCCTGAAATGGTGTCACGAAGGCGAGAAAGCACAGAGTCATGCCAGTAAGTATTTTCTTTGAACATATCGGGGGGAAGCATAGCGCCTTCAAAACGAATAACACGAGAGTGATGCAGCCTTAAGCTCTCAGCTCTTACAAGAGTATAAAACTCAGGCATTCCAAAGTTTTCATTGTCAATTTCTCTGGTAATTTGAGCAGAGGAAGGGTTGACCTCGTATCTATGGAACTCTCTAAAGTACTTGAGGTCTAAAGCCTTATCAAATTCGAGGGGAAGCTGTGGGTTTGCTGTATCAGCGCCAATGAGAAGGATGCATCCACCATAGAGGCGAGCCCATTTAAGGCAATTATGAATTTTTGAGTCCAGGTCAAAAAACTCGTATCTTTGTTTGAGTTGACTCGAAATATCCTTGCTGTCCTCTGGGATAACTATATCAAAACCTTCCCTCATCATCTCATCGGGTAACAAGTCAACAATTCGTGCACTTATATCATCCGACTGATACTGGTTTTCGACCTCAGTTTGAGTGAGGAAGCGTCTTTGATAGAAAGCGCTTTGAAGTTTATCCTTGTTCAAAACACCAAGATTTGTCAAAAAGTTGGTAATGCCGTCCATGCGGCTCCAGAAGCTTTTTCTATCCTTTTTCACTAGGTTCAATTTTGGTTTACTCGACATGTTGCCCCCT